AATTATAGCTTCAGCTAAATCAATATCTATTTGCCTAGCCATTAGTATTGCATCAGCCTCCATCTCAAGTTGATCTATTTGATATTCAGCAACAACATCTGGTTGGTGTTCGTAAAATAATTGATTATTATGTGGATGATATAAAGATAAAAACTTTTGTAAAGTAACTTGTTCACGTGGAACAAACAAAGCACCACCTCTAAAAACAATGTGCTCTAATCTTTGCTCGCCTTGCATTTCATCAACAAAACAAGTTCTTTGATTTTTACAGTATTTTATTTCTCTTTCATAACCTTTCTCTTCATCAAACCAAAATAAGTTTGAAGTTTTTATAGATCTTGATAAAGGTTTTTTATTACCTTTTAAATAATATACTCTATCTTTTATTTCCCAAGTATTTATGGGTTTAGCTTTTGTTTTAGGAGCTTCAACCTTTGGCTGTTCTACAACAGCAACTGTTTCTTCAACTACAGGTTCTTCAACCTTAGTTTGTTTTTTCTTTGCCATAATATAATATAATAAAAATTAAAAAAAAATATAAGGGCGATATAATACCGCCCTTATAAATAAATAGTATTACTTCATTAACATAAAGTTGTTAGCACCTTGTACTACTAAACATCTTTCTGATAACATGTGTAATTGCATAACATCTAAAGCAGATGTAGCCGCCCCTACTGAACCAGTAACCCAAGTCTTCATTCTTCGGTCATCAGTTGCAGAAGCTCTAAATCTAACATGTAAAAACGGTCGCTTTAGGTTTTTACCTAATTGCTGATCGTATACAGTAGAAACACCAGCTGGAATAAATACTCCTCTGATTGCTTCAGCTCCAGCAGCAGCGTTAATACCACCTCTTGTAGCTAAATCATTTAAGTATCTAAAGTCTGATTTGTAGAAGTCGTATGAACCTCTTCGGAAACCTGAGAAACCTAAATTTAATGCCATATCTTCGTCATTGTCGAATACTCCGTAAGAAGTACCTCCAGCTCCGTAAGAGTTCATTGATGCAAGCATATCGTCAATAGCTAAGCTACTAGCTCTATTTAAAAACATCATGTACTCTTCAATAGCACCTTGCTTATCAAACTCAGCTAATATAGCGTCAAACTCTGCTAAATCAGTAGCAGCGTTAACACCTGTGACACCAGACGTAAGATTACCTCTAGTTTCAATAGCAGCAAACAAACCTTCAGTACCAGCTGAATTTGAAGCACCACCTAAAAAGTCATCAACTTCTGTACTACCAGCTGTTAATTGCTTTTCACCTTCAATCATTGCCATTTCTAAATAATCAGTGAAACGAGCTCTTGTGTCAGCCTCAGCTTTTAAATACCACAAGTAACCTGATTGACCTTGCTCAGATGTAACTTCTACCCAACCAATTCTTGAAGCGTCTGATCCAGATACTTCATAATAATCTTTAATTATAATTGGTTTGTTAGTATGAGTTTTGAACTGAGGTTCATTAGCTCCTCTAGTATTAAGATCTGTGTTAGAACCGTTGTTATCATAGTAACCTGTTCCTTTACCAAACTCAGAACCATATACTAATATAGTAGTATCTTGATCAGAGTTTGTTGCTATACCAGCTGCTAAAGCTGTAGCACCATAAGGCTCAATTAATAATGTTGAGTTTGAAACAGACTTAACAATACACTTAGCAACTCCTCCTGAGTTTGCTACAATAATAGTATCGTTAACTCTAATACCGTGACCATTACCAGTAACACCTGTGTGTATACCAGAGTTGTTAGAAGTAACGCCGTCAATATCAGCTTGAACTAATATAGTGTTTACGTCTTCTACTTTACATTTATAAGATAAATGTAGTCTACCTTGTTCTGACCAAACTACTTGATCTGAAGTCATAGACTCTTCTGCACCAACTTGATTTAAAAAACCTGATATAGTTCTTGGTCCGAATATCTCAGCTTCTTTTTCCATTAAGTCTGGCAGGTACTGCTGTGCCCAGTTATTACCTGAAGCGGCAGTAAAATCTAAATAGTTAGTAGACAGTGTTTGCTGCATAGGAGCAGGCACTGTCAAACTAGCGGGTGTAATTGCCATAATTTATAATTTTTTAAGTTAATTTTTCTTTCTAATTTTAAAAGATCTGTTTTTAATTTCAGAAGAAGATTGACCTAACACCTTGTACTTAACGCCCCCAACGTTAACTTCGCCGTGTGTTTTTCTAGGTTCTAGGTTAATATTTTTATCTTTAGCAATTTGGCCTTTAATAGCATCTGCTTTACCTTGTTCATAAAAATGATTAGCAATAGCATCTGCGTTCATAGCTGTAAATAAAGATTTATGATAACCAGCAGCATCGTCTATAGTAGACTTATCATCACCAACAAACTTGTTGATAAAATTATTAATGTCACTTTGAGTTGTCTTTACTTTATTAACATCTTTAACATTGTACCGATATTTTTTATCTCCGACACTATATTCAAAACCTTTGAAATCTTGTCCAAAGAAACTATCAGTCTTATTTAAAAATGTTCTCTTGCTTTTTTCAGATAACTTTTTCTGACTTTCTTGATCTTTGTTATACTTATGATAGAAATTAATAGCTTCTTGTTGTTCATTGGTCAACTTTGACCCAGCTTTAATATCTTCATAATACTTAGACTTTTGCCCGTCTAAATAGGCTCTAGCCTCGGCAACTTGCTCTTTGAGGGCTATCTTTTTACTACGTATAGCTTTTTCATCATCAAGTTCTTCATCAATACCAAACTTCTCTTCTAATAAAAAATTACGTTCTTCTGCTGTTAAATGAGATTTTTTATTTCTATAATATTCATCTAATATATCAGAGTCATCCATCTTAGATAAATCTCTGTTTAAATTAACGTAGTCTTGTATGTCACCACCTGTTTCATCCATAAAGTCAACTAACTTTTGTATATTTTCAGGTAGTGGTTTTCCAGTGTCCACTGCTTCTTGAACAGCTTCTTCTACAGCTTCTTCAACTTTTTCAACAGTTTCTTCTACAGTAGGTTCTTCTGTAATCTCTTGTAACACTGGCTGATCAACAGTCTCTTCGACTACGTCCACCTTTTCTTCAGCGGGTTGTTGCTCAACCTCTTCGCTTTTAATTATAGGTGCTTTATCTAAATCTATTTTAATAACATCTGGATTATCAGCGCTATCAAACTTAGATAAATCTATATCGTCTACAACTTCTTCAACCGGTTGTTCAACGTTTTCTTCAGTTGTTTCTTCAACAACCTCTTTATTTTCTTCTGTCATAATAAAATTTTATAAAATATTAAATAATAAAGGATTACATTTCTAAACCTGCATCCCCTGTAACTATATCATTACCTGATGACTCAAACTTTTTAAGTGAATCACCCTCACTTCTTTGAGTAATCATTTCTTTTTGATGACCAGCTTGTCTATCAACTCTAGCATCTTTTCTATCTTCTTTCATAGAATCTGCCATACTGTTAACTTCGTTTTTCATAACTTCAAGTTTAGTATTTAATTGAAACTCATATTGCATTAATTCTTTTTTAACACTAGCTTCTTCTTGTAAATACTGTATTTTAAGTTGATTTCTAGTTTGTTCTAGTTGAGCGTCTGCTGCTGCGTTAGCTTGTTTCTTTTGTATTTCTGCTTGAGCAGCTGCTTGTTGTGACTGTGCGTTAGCTTGAGCTTGCGCTTGCATATTTTGTTGTTGCACTTGCTGATCTCTTTTTTGTTTTTGTTTTCTTTTTATTTTAAGCATTTGATTAGCTAGCTTTACGTTTCTAATAGTACGTAAATCTATAGCATCATCTAAATCTATAGAACCTTGCTGTAAAGATACTTGTATATTATTTTCAAGCATTTGTTTTTCTTCTTCATCTGGCATTAACTCTATAAATATACCAAAGTCATATAAATGTAAATTTTTCATTTCATCTAATGTTGCTACATTGTGAGCGCCAAGTGTTCTTATAAATGCTTCTCTAGTGGGTGAATACTCTATTATGTCTGCTATACGTAGTGACAAGCACTCTGCTACTTCAGCTGTTATAAACATCATAGACTGCAATATGTGTCTTGTTGCTGTATTAGAATTAGCAGCAGCCATTTTTTGTACACCAACTAAAGCGTTACGATCTGGAGTACTAGCATCTCTTGCTTCGTTTAATCCGGTTACATCACGTATCATTTGTAGATAATAATTATAAGTACTAATTAAACTTTGTATCTTACCACTATTAACACCATTGTTTATTTGTTGTATTGGTACTTTACCAGGATTACCATCACCATCTGATGTAAAGCTTCTACCTATAACGCTACCAGTTTGGAAGAACATATTTAAAGCTTCTTGTGGATTATAGTTTGTACCGTTACCAAGATCAACTAAGTAAACACCATCTGGTACCATACGAGCCATAACTTGCTGTAACTTTAAATGCGTTAGCTGTATCATATCTGCAAAGCTAGTTATTCTACTAACTATAGACTCTATTCTACCTTCATACATCCTAGGTGCTACTAACTGATAATTCATTTTAACTTTACTAAAATCAGAGTCTGTACGCATCATGTTATCACACATCCTCCATCTTAATATTTTATCAGAACCTATAATATAAACACCTTCATATAATGTTTCTACAACTCGTTCTAATTTAGAAAAGTTA